GAGGACGGGTACCGGCTGATGCTGCGTGAGGTGGTCGGGGTCGATTCCGCCAAGGATCTGGACGCCGACGGTCGCCGCCAGGTGCTGGATCACCTGCGCCGGGTGGGCTGGGAGAAGCGCCCACGCAAGCGGGTGGCCCAGTATCCAGGCACGCCCCACAACATCGGCCGCGAGCAGATGCTGCAGAAGATCGAGGCGCAGCTGACCGACATGGGCTTGCCCTGGTCCTACGCCGATGCGATCGCCAAGCAGCAGGCCGGGGTCGAGCGTGTGGCCTGGCTGCGCAAGGCCGACGACCTGACCGGGGTAATCGGTGCGCTGCACGTCGAGCAGGAAAAGCGCGGTCTGCTGGCCAGTCTGGACGACATACTGGAGCGCGCCGGCATTGCCCGCGAGCAGCTGACCGAGCAGTACACGCTGCGCCGCAACTGGACCCGGCACAGGGCGACGCTGCGATCGCTGATCGACCTGCTGGCACCGCTGGCGGAAACGCCCGGTACACCCGATTCAAACCAAGGTTAAAGGCACTTTATGGACGTTCGCTGCCCGAGTTGTCACAGCACATTCACCCTGGAACAGGTGGCCGAGGACGAGGCCCTGCGCGAGCTGATGGGCCTGATCGCGGATCTGCCGCGCGAAACCTCCCGCCCGCTGGCCGCCTACATTGGCCTGTTCCGGGGCAAGACCCGCGCCACCGCCTACGAGCGCCAGCTGCGCCTGGCGCGTGAGGTGCTGGCCATGAGTGGCGACACCCTGCTGGTGGGCGCTGCGCTGTCGGAGACGGTGGAGGCCATCCGCGCCAAGCGCGACGCGGGCGAGGATGCCCGACCGCTGAAGAACCACAACTATTTCAAGCGGGTGCTGGAGAGCGTGGGCGCCCGCCCGAAGCCGGCACCCGTGGCGCGCATTGAGCACGCCGACCGCACCCTGAGTCCGGCCGCCAATGCCGTGCCCGAGAGCAAGACCCGGCAAGCGGTCAACCGACTGATGAGAGATCGCCGTGGCTGAGCAGAAACGACAAGCACCGCCGGCGGACTGGTTCGAGGAAGTGGTGGCCGAGGGCATCGCCAAGCTGTACGTGCTGCGCCTGGACAGCACCCCGGCGGCCGACACCCTGGACGGGGTGGAGATGGTGTGGGTCGAGGCGCTTTGGTACAGCAACGTCGCCTGGGACGAGGAGCTGGACACCGACCGCCTGCGCCGGGCGTTCCGCGCCCTGACCCAGCGGGTCACCCGTTGGCCGGCGCCGCGCGAGCTGATGACGCACCTGCCGAGCAGGCCCCAGCGCAAGCCGCTGCCGCCACCGCCGCAGACGCCCGAACAGAAGGCGAAGGCCGAGGCGCAGCTGGCCAAGCTGCGGGAAATGATGAAAGGTTTGAACCTGGGGGGAAGCCGTGGACATTGACATCGACCAGCTGCCGCACAGCGCGGCGGAGATTGTGGACGTGGTAGGCGTAGAGGCCGCCCTGCGCCTGGTGGAGGCGTGGGGCGGTATTCGGTTGTACGTGCCACAGCAGATGCCCGAGGACCACCTGCTGGTGTCCACCCTGGGTCGCGCCGAGGCCGACCTGCTGGCCAGCCGCTACGGCGGCGAGACCATCCAGATCCCGCGCTGCCTGCACGCGCTGCGGGCTGTGCGCAATAGCCGCATCCGGGCCGAGCGCCACGTCGGCGCAAGCCCGGCACTGCTGGCCCTGCGCTACGGGCTGACCGAGCGCCAGGTGTATGCGATCATTGCGGCAGCCGACGAGCCGGTGGACGACCGGCAGCAGTCCCTCCTCTAGACCCCGAGCGCGCGCCGCGCTACTCTGCGCGAATCCCTCCCGGCAGCGCCCGCTGCTGAAGCCCTGCACATGATTACCCCCGTGCCCGTCTCGTAGTCTGCGGGGCATGGATACTAAACGCTTACTCGACCTTCTCCGTGCCAGTCCCTGGCTGCTGGTTGCCCTTGTGGCGCTGGCCCTGGTGACCTGGTGGAACCCTGACCTGCCTGTGTTCCTGGTGTGGGCGCTGGCCAAGCTGGCCCTGGGCGCCTTCCTGGGGTACTGGATCGACCGCTCCGTCTTTCACTACTCCCGCCCGGGATCGGTGCCCATTGCTGACGCCGGCCCCAACACCGCCTTGCTGATCGCCGCTAGCATGCTGCGCCGTGCCCTGATCATGGCGGCCGCTATCGTGGCCATCGGCCTGGGGGCGCCATGAACATCAAGCAACTGATCGACGACATCCTGCGCCGCGAGGGCGGCTTCGTGAACCACGCCGCCGACCGGGGCGGCGCCACCAATTACGGCATCACCCAGGAGACCCTGGCCAGCTGGCGCGGCCGTTCGGTGAGCGTGGACGAGGTCCGCGACCTGACCGAGGACGAGGCCCGGGAGATCTACGCCGCCCGCTATGTGGTGGAGCCCCGCTTCGCTGACATCGAGGACGAGGACCTGGCGGCCCTGGTGGTGGACTGCGCCGTGAACCACGGCCCGGCCCGCGCCGCCCGCTGGCTGCAGCAGGCGGCGGACGTGAACACCGACGGCAAGGTGGGGCCAATAACCCTGGCGGCCGTCAACAGCCAGGACGGCACGGATCTTTATTGCGGGGTGCTCGCCGAGCGCTGCCGTTTCTATGGACAAATAATCACCCGCGACCCCTCGCAGGCGGCGTTTGCTGCTGGCTGGGCCAACCGGGTGGCCGAGTTTATCGAGGAGACACCCTGATGGATTGGTCTGATGTGGGCGGCATGGTCGCCAAGGCGGCCCCGCTGGTGGGGTCCATGCTGGGCGGCCCGGCCGGCGGCGCCGTGGGTGGCCTGGTGGCCAAGGCCCTGGGCAGTGAGGCAACCCCGGAGGCGACCGTGGAGGCGCTGAAGGCGGACCCCGAGGCGCTGGAGCGCGTGCGCAAGCTGGAGATGGAGAACGAGCGGGATCTGACCCGGATGCACCTGGAGGCGGAGACCGCCCGCCTGGGCCAGGTGAACAAGACCATGCGCGCCGAGGCGGCCAGCAATGACGGCTACGTGCGCCGCTGGCGGCCTACCTTCGGCTATGCCGTGGCCCTGGCCTGGGTGGTTCAGGCGTTCGGCATCATCGGCGCGTGCCTGTACGCGGCCATTGCCTCGCCGACCGAAGCTGGCCCGATCATCAACGCCGTGGGCAGCATGGTGTCCGCCCTGGGCATGCAGTGGGCGGTGGCGCTCTCTGTGTTGGGTGTGAATGTGGCCAAGCGCAGCCAGGACAAGCAGGTGGCCGCCGGGCAGCAGCCGGGCGGCGGCCTTCTGGGTGCGATCACTAAGCGCCTGGGCGGGTGAGGTTTGGCCGTGTTTGATGAACGCGACTATGAGCGAGCCAGTGCGCTGGCCCAGGGGGAGATTGATCACGCCCTGGAACAGCACCGCCAGCAAATGCGGGACGGCGGCGCCGGCTCGCCGGACGGGGGGTGCCTGGAGTGTGGGCTGCCGATCCCGGCGGCCCGCCTTGCGGCCTGGCCAACCGCCAGCCGCTGCGTGGAGTGCCAGGCGGACCATGAACGACAACAGAAAAAAACGGGGGCCTGATGGAGGCTGTAGACATCGACGGCGCGCGGTTTTTTTGGGACGTGGCGCAGACCGTAATCATGGCAGTGATCGGCATTTATGTGTGGTGGACCGGGCGCACGCGGGCGACCACCAAGGCGATCCAGCAGGTGGATGACCGGGTGACCGATGTGGACCAGCACATGAAGCGCCTGGAGCAGACGCTGGACAACCGACCCGGGTACGGCGACCTGGATAATTTGCGGGCCGAGATGGCGCAGACGAACCGAACGCTGGAGGGTGTGACGGCGCAGCTGCAGGGCACCACGGCGCTGTTGCACCGGCTGCACGACTACCTGCTGCAGGAGCGGAGGGAGAAGTAATCATGAGCTTTCAAGATTTCGAGACCGAGGGCCGCCGCCTGGGTGTGTTGCGCATCCTGTCACGGCGCAACGAGTACACCACCAACGAGTACAGCCTGAACGACGAGCTGGCCGGGGCCTATGCCCACAACGTGAGCCGCGACCGGCTGCACGCGGATCTGGCCTGGCTGGAGGAACAGGGCCTGGCGATTGTTCAGCAGCCCCGCGCCGGTTGGATCGTGACCCTGACCGCGCGCGGTGGCGATGTCGCTGCTGGCCGGGCCAATGCCCCCGGCGTGGCGCGCCCGCGTCCGGGGGTGTGAGATGCCCAAGCGATCCAAGGTTTACGAGCTGCCGCCGGATCTGCGCGACGAGCTGAACGAGCGCCTGGTCAGCAGTGGCTTTCAGGGTTATGAGCAGATGGCCAACTGGCTGGAGGAGCGCGGCTTCAAGGTGTCGCGCTCCAGCGTTCAGCGCTACGGCCAGGACCTGCAGGAGGAGTTCGAGGCGGCCATGGGTGACGTGCGCAAAACCACCGAGATGGCCAAGGCGTTCACCGAGAGCGACGACGACAGCAAGGGCAGCCTGGTGGATGCCACCGCGCGCATCGTCCAGGAGCAACTGCTGCGCATCACCATCAACCTGCGCAAGGCCGAGCACGAGCCCGAGAAGGCCGCCAAGCACATGGCCAGCATCACCCACGCCCTGGCCGACATTGGCCGCATGAGTCTGGGCCAGAAGAAATGGGCGCGCGAGGTGCGCCGAGAGGTGGCCCAGGAGGCCGCCGACAAGGCCGCCGAAGTGGCCAAGCGTGGCGGTCTGTCCGCCGAGATGGTGAACGACCTGCGGCGCGAGCTGCTGGGGATTGCCAAGTAACCGACCAGGAGATGAGTCATGAGCAAGTCCGAGATCCACCAGGAGATCGCCGCCAAGGGACAGACGGCCCCGCGCGTTACGCCGGCTGACATCGAAGCCAGCATCGCCAGCGAGCATTGTTTCACAGCTTATGGCGGGGCCAAGTATGGGCGCATCACCCGAGACGAGCCGGCGGACAGTGAGGCGCTAAAGCTGCTGACCTTCTGCGTCCTGGTGCTGCGCAACGGCTTCACTGTTGCGGGCCAGTCCGCGTGTGCTAGCCCGGAGAACTTCGACCCCGAGATGGGCCGCAAGATCGCACGGGAAAATGCCATCGAGAAGATCTGGCCCCTGGAAGGCTACCTGCTCAAGCAGAGGATGTTCGATAAGTGACCGACGTGCCCGCCCGCCTGCCATCCACCCACGAGGCCGACGCCCCGCCGCCGGTGCTGCTGCCGTATCAGCAGGCGTGGATCGCTGATGACAGCCAGCTGAAGGTGTCCGAGAAGTCGCGCCGCACGGGTTTGACCTGGGCGGAGGCGTCGGACGATGTGCTGATTGCCGCCAGTGCCAAGGTCGCCGGCGGGCAGAATATCTATTACATCGGCTACAACCAGGACATGGCCATCGAG